GTCAACCTAACCCAAGAGGATCTCGAGGAGGCTTACGAGTTCTTCGATGAGAGTGAGCCTCTTTATGAGACAATGGGACTGGAATCCGGTTTGCATGTGGATGGTTTTAATGCTCTGGGCACAAAGCCGAGATTCCGCACTGCCACGAAGACAAAGTTGGAACATTCTCCCCTATATGGACAGTTGTGGCCTGTGACCACTGCACCTGCGAAGTTGACTCCATTTAAAATAGATGGGGCCTTCATAGATCCGGTGGCTAAGGCTAGGAAGAAGTACAGTCATGTTAACCCCGTCGTCGACATGGATCTGTTGCAGTCCGTTTATCCATTTGTCCGAGATTCCTTTTTGCACAACTATCAGCGCCCCCCCTGGCATCCGCGCGTCTTCTCGTTTGAGGAGGCGGTTGCTGGAATACCGGGAGTGGAATACGTTGATGGTGTTGCACGAGGCACTAGCCCAGGGTATCCTTTCGTGCTGACAAACAAATCCAGGGGCAAAACCGCCTGGATGGGTTCGGAAGGAGATGTTGACTTCACGAGCGTTGGGATGAAGAATCTTCACAAAATGGTCCAAGGCATCCTGGACGACGCCAGTATTGGCGTCCGCCGAGAGCACCTCTTTATGGACTGTTTGAAGGATGAGCGGAGGCCACTTCACAAAGTGTTGTCTGGCAGCACAAGGCAGATCATGGCTAGCCCTATGGATCTGTTGATTGCTTGCAAGATGATGTTTGGAGATTTCATACGGCACTGTTGTTCCAACAAGATCTACAACGGCAGCGCTGTCGGCATCGATCCAGTCAAGGACTGGTCGGTTTTGGCAGAGCATTTGCTAGATGTGGCTGGCAACCACACTAGGCTTACCGCTGGAGATTATGAGGCGTATGATGCAAAAGTACCAACCCAGATTGGCTGGATGGTGCTTGATATCATAGAGGCGTACTACATCGGTTCGAATCAGTTAGAGCGCAGGATTAGGCGTGTGCTGTTTCATGAAGTCATAAATTCCATGCACATCACACCTGATGGAGTCACCTACGAGTTCATTGGTGGGAATGCGTCTGGCAATTTCATGACAGCACTGTACAACACGATTTGCAATGTCTTTTTGATTTATTGCTGCGTGTTCTCAGCCAGGAATGATGCCGGGTCCACAATTACCGATGCACAGTTGGTGGCTGGATTCAGGCCAGTCGCCTTTGGAGACGACAATTCCATAGCTTACGCACCAGCTGTTGCCGAATTCGTGCGCCAAAGTGTTCTGACTAGGAAGATGAAGGAACTCTTCGATTACACATACACCGATGAGGCCAAATCCGGTGTTATGAAGGAGGACAGATTGCTGACCGAGACGACGTTTCTCAAGCGCGGCTTTCGTGAGACAGCCGGGGTCTATATGGCCCCGCTGGAACTGTCAGTCGTCTTGGAGACGCTCAACTGGACCAGGGGCCGCACCGACCTCGGAGAGTTTGAATTGCGCATCGAGGCTGTGGCCACGGAACTTGCTTTTCATGGTAAGGAAGTGTTCGCACAGTATTTCCCTAAACTGCAAATCAAAGTGTTCGAGATCATGGATTACAG